CGTGCCGTAATTGGTGAAGCGGGTGAAGCCGAGTACATTATTCCGGCCAGCAAAATGCGTGGCGCAATGGCTCGTTATGCCTCAGGTGCCCGTGGATCTGCCGTTATCCCAAGCGGCGGCGATACTGGTGGCGACATGGGCGGCGTTGCCGTCGGCACGGGTGGTGCTATCGACGTTCGCTACACAGTGGAGCGCATCAACAGCGTGGATTACGTGACCGCCGATCAATTCCAGCGCGGTATGGCCCAAGCTGCATCACAAGGCGCCAGCCAAGGCGAACAACGCGCACTGAAAGCGCTGCAGAACAACCGTTCAACTCGTAGCCGCTTAGGTCTCCGCTGATGGAACTCCGCATTGCCCAATACCTCGGGCTCCGCAAGCCGATCGTCACCAAGCCCGGAGACCTGTATTACTTCCAGAACTATTACCTCAACAAGGCCGCTTCGCTGACCATTGAATTTGGCGGCTCTGACGTGGAACAACCGCATCAATTTTTGCCATTCGGTTTCTCCGGTATTTCCACTGATCGTCAAGGCGACTTGAAGGAAGCCACACTGGTCTTCCCAAACAATGAATTGAGTCGTGGCTGGGTCGACACGGTAGTCAAGGATCGTTGGTTTGCCACTGTCCGCACGATTTTTCCGACCGACGACACCACGCCATCGTCGGCCAAATCCCAAATTTTGTTCACTTACATCGGCGTGATTACGACCGCTAGCTGGAACGAGGCAGTGGTTACAGCAACGGTGAGTTCTGTGCTGGATGCCGTGGGCACGGATGCCCCAACCCGCCGGATCACGCGCAAAATTGTGGGCAGTATTCCCACGACCTCCAATGTCCGACTGCAGTGACCTGTTGGGACTGCGTTACGAGCTTGGGGCGGACGGTACAGACGGTGCGATCGACTGCATCCATCTGGTGTATGAGGCTCACAAGCGTTTGGGCATTGCGGACCCACCGTTTAACGAGACTTGGTACGACACAGATTTCCGCGCCATCGCCCGCGATCTACTGTGTTGGGGTAATCGAATTGCCGTACCCGCCTATGATGGCGACGTGGTTTTGCTTCCGCAGGATCGGTCATTTTGCGTGACATGGAGAAGCGGAATCCTTTACATCAACTGGTACATCAGCAAGGTGGCATGGCTGCCACTGGACAAGTTATCCGCGTTCCCCTGCTGCCATACGAGCGGCAGCTCATCGAAGTTCTGGGCATTTCGCGGGAAGAATACGAACAATTTTCACTTGAAGTAGCGCGTTTCAGCAAAGAACGCCCCGCCGAATACGCCCATATTCCAGATATTCAAGCCGCTGTTCCTGTCGCGGTAGCTTTTGCGGCTCCTCTACTTGCGGGCGGCGGTGGCGCAGCAAAAGGCGCGGCACTAACCACAGCAGCAATCAGCCTTGCGGTTGGTACAGCGGTCAGTGCGGCAGCCTATTTATTGCTGCCCAAACCCAAACCTTTTACCGCTGCCAATCAAAGTTTTGGTGGCCAACAAGTTGCACTGGAAAGTGTTACTGGCCAAGAACGTTTTTCACCCACGTTCGGCTTTGACTCACAGCAGTCGCTAGCCACCTACGGCACACCAATCCCGCTGGTATTTACGGATATTCTCCCGGACATTGCAAATGGCTCCAAGGGTCTACTGATCTCGCCGCTGCTTGTCTGGAGCCGTGTAATCAGTCGCGGCAACTATCAGATTGCAGAGATGCAATTTTTGGTGGGTCAAGGCCCACTGCCTATTCGTACAGATTGGTCTACAGCATCAGGCAAATACGGCAATCTTTTCCTCGGCGGCAACACAATCGACGCCAGCTCTGTTGAGGACTTTGCGTTTTATTACCGCGACGGTAGCGCCACAGATAACCGTTTCGGCAGAGAACACCTCAAGGCTGGCAATCTTTACGCTTCAGTTCCGCTGGCATTTACCGCACCAACCAACGTAGGCGACGAGATTTTTGCGTTCAGCTCCACCTTCAGTCCTTCCAGCCAAGCCCAATTCGGTGTTTATAGCGGTATTCCCAACGCCACTAATCTGCGTCTGAACTGGCAAGTTATTTCACAGGACGTAAAAACTCCAGAACCCGAGCGCGACTGGAGCCCGCTTGATATTCGTAACTGGATTTCCGGCCCGCAAAAAACTCACGACGATATGTATAACGCCGGCATGTCCGGCACCGGCACCAACTATGCCCGCCGCGTTGGCATCATCCGCACCACATCCAGCGATGTAAAAGGAACAATCCCAGATAAAAAAGGCGGCACCACCAAAGCCACTATTTACCGAGGCGTAGACGGCGGCGAAGGCGTTGGCACTGAGATCACCATCGTGATTGGCGCCGGTGTACAAAGTGACAAGTTCGGCTCGATCAACTGGAGCAAGCGCGATCCATACTCCGCCAACCAAGGCAAAGACATACAGAACATCCTTGACGGCGAACACGCCACCCATGACGACGCGCTGCAAGTTGGCGAACAGTTCATGATTGGCACGGGCCTGTGGATGGTCACCAAGAAATCGGGTTTCTGGGATAAGACTAAAAATCGCCGCGTCGAAGTAACACTGCGCTGCATTAAACGACTAAGCGGATTTTCTGCGACTGGAGCACTGGAGCCAGTCACTTTTGGTATTGCTAATTCGGAAGCTATTTCGCAGGAGTTGCCGCCGTATGTGGGCACAACTGACGACGAGGGCAACGCCACATTTATTGACTCACCGCCGTTTGCTGTAGAAACGTTTACGACTAAGGATCGAATTATTGACGAAGCCTTTTTCCCGATCTGCAAGGCATCTGTTGCCACCGTGCAGAACACTCGCCCGTGTGATGTAACTGAAATCGGTTTGAAGTCACAGGTATGGCTGCGTTTTAACAACCTGTGCAATTTCTCCACGATTCCATCGCCTGAGCAGTTGCGTAAAGCGGACGGCAACCGCACGATGTATCAAACGGGCACGATGAATAAATATGCCCGTCGTGTCAGCCTGTTTTCGCTGGACATTCGTGAGGCTGGCTCAGCAGCAGATGCCGTATGGCACCCATCGGGCAGAACATTTGCCGTCCAAGGCGAAACCCCCACTGACGCATATAACTACATCCGTGTTTATCACGGCACAACCCGCGCACTGGAGTTTCGGCTACGTCCACGCACCAGCGCCGATGCGGTGTACATCAACGGTCCCGATTGGCAAGTAGTGCTTTTAGATGCCAGTAAGGACAACGTTTACGAGTGGAGCCAGTCGGTTGATGGCCGCACGATGAAGTTCAAGACCAACGGCGAAATCAAAACCATCAAAGAACTGTGGGGCCTCACTGAAATGGGCGCTCCGTACATCTCTGTTGATCGCGCACCAACCACCACGCCAAAAACAGTCAGCTTCGCTGGCTACAAATTCCGCAGCGTTGGCGGCGACCCAACCTACGAAGACGTAAGCAAAGCATGGCAGTTCATGTTGATGTATCGCCGCACCGATCCGGGTTACGGCATTGATCCCAACAATTTGTCACCACCAGTTATTGATGTAACTACCGGCTCGGGCAAGACCGAGTACGAAAAGTACGATCCGACTAAATTCCCGACCGGAACTGAGTTCAAAGTTCGTGAAGCGTATAAACCCGGAGCCACCAATACGGTTTTGTTTGAATTTACGGTAACCGTTGACGTGCGCGAAGGCGTAAAACGCTGGGTCCTTTTGTATGCCTTTGTTATTAGCGCCGGCACCGGCTGGAAGGTTGGCGACCTGATTCCAAAAGGCTTGATTCAAGGCTATTACCCCGACGCCAAAACACTTGAGGCTTTATTCCGCGTTGATGCCGTTGGAGAAATTGACGTTACTCCGCCCACCGAGAAGACTCGCACTTTCGGCAAGTACACCGCCATCGCAGAAGTCAGCCAATACGCCAGCGAAATTCAGCGCAGTTGCGACAACGGACCCGAACACCAGATCTCGTATGTAAACGAGTCAATCAAAGATCCAGTTGAGGCAAAGTATCCGCGCTGTGCAATGGCTGGCCTGCGTCTACGTTCTGGCCGTAGTTTCAACAGCTTGGATCAATTCCGTCTGTTCGCCACCAAGGGCCTACAAATTGCAACGCTGCCGCCTGACACCGGTAGCAAACCCGTCGAAACATCAAAGTATTTTTCCGATATCGCGTATTACCTGCTGACCAACACTGAAACCGGCGCTGGCGAATTAGCAGATGGACTGGTGGATGAAGACCGGATGCGTGAGTGTCGCCGTTTCCTTGACGCCAATAATTTCCACTACAACGACGCCATCACAGAAGCGATCAACATCCGCTCGTTCCTTGGTCAGGTTGCCCCATCCATGCTGTGCTCAGTGGTGGTGCGTAATGGGCGTTTCTCGGTGGAACCTGCCGTACCGGTTAGCGCCAGTGGTGCAATTAACACGGCCACAGCGGTGCCAGTCAGCGCCATGTTCACCTCGGGCAACATTATTGAAGACACGTTCACGGTGGAGTATTTAGGTGCTGAAGAACGCAAAGATTTCACCGCTGTTGTCCGCTGGCGTCAGCACAACGAAAACGAGTTTCCACAGTCCAAAACTGTAATTGCGTATTACACGGACATCACGGACGAGACACGGCGTCCGATCGAAGAATTTGACCTGCGCTGGATCGACAACCAAGACCATGCCTTGAAGGCAGCGCGTTATTTCCTATCAATCCGCCGCAACGTCACACACGTCGTCAAGTTCAAAACCACGCCACTTGCCAGCGTGTTGAATCCGGGCAGTTACATCATTGTTAGCACTGATAGCAATCCCTATACCCCAGTCAACAACGGCGTGGTGCTGGACGACGGCACGATTGTCAGTGCCAATGATCTGACCGCTAGTGCCACACCATTGGATATTTACTTCTGGCGGCGCGGCAGTGATGCGGTCGAAACCGGAACCATGGTTGTTGACGCTGGCACGGAAGCCGGCACGTTCAAAACCAAGTCACCCCGCGACGTAATTTTTGCCGTGAAAACCAGTGGTGTTCGGAATAACTGCTACATGGTGGAGTCGATTACCCTAGATGAGGACGGCATGGTTGATGTGACAGCCACCCACTTCCCGTTGGATTCTGCTGGTAAAAGTTTGATCGCACTGGAAGTGACGAGTGCCGGTGGCTCACTGATCACGGAGGAAATCCTGTAATGGCTGACTTCCCCACTGTTGTCCCAACAAGCCGCAGCTTTCAGCCCGGAGACTGGCCGATCAAGCGATTCACGTCGCAGAACGGCTCGGAGGTCCGCATTTTGCGCGGCAATAGTCGTCTTAACAGCCAACTGGAACTGACCTACGACAACATCTCCGATACCGAGGCCGAAAAATTCCTTACGCATTACCGCGAAGTCCAAGGCACTTT